CAATTGGTACTGTCCGTGTGCCTATTCCGTTTGAACTTGGGTTTATATTTAAAGCAATCCCCGAAGGCGTTTACCGATACGCCTTTACGGACGATAAAGGAAGTGCTGTAGCCAAGGCTATGGGTAGTATGCTAATGAAGAGCGTCCCGGGAGATCTGCCCCCTTCAATTAAAGCGCCGGTTGAACTTGCCCTAAACAAATCTTTTTACACTGGTCGCCCAATTATTGATGAGAAACTACAGGGGTTGGTAAGTTCGGAGCAGTACAAACCAAACACCCCCGAGCTTATAAAGATGTTTGGTGCAATTGGTCTATCCCCAGTTCAAGTTGAGTACTTTATACGAAGCTTTACCGGAACTCTGCCTGTTGCTTTGATGCGCGTAGTGGACCCCGTGTTTGTTAGTGGCGAGACTAAACCCGAAATGAAGCTTGAAGAAGTACCTGTTATTGGCGGTTTCTTCCAGCCTAAGGATGCCGGAGGTCTTATTAACGCAGCGTTCGAGCACGTTAAGCAAGCGCGCGAAGCCCAGCAAACTTACAAGCACATGATAGAAGAGGGTCGGTTGGAAGACGCAAAGAAGTTCCTGCAGGAAAACATCGCAGACGTAAGCCTCGCCTCAGCTGCCGGCAGCTTCAGGCAACAGATGGGTAAGATTGTGAAAGCCGAACAAGCTATTCGTGCATCCGCGCTATCGCCTGAAGAAAAACGTGCGCGTCTGGATGAGATGCGCGAGCTAAAAATTAAAATGGCGAAACAGTTTACCAGCGTTTCCGAACAAATAAAAGCCCGAACTTCCCCTTGAAAATACAGGGGGTAGCGTCCCCCCTAACCTGCTGACGAACAGCGTCTTGCAGACCCTCCATACGAGTTTTAAATAGGGTAACCGTAGGGACAAAGAACCCCTCATTTACCTTTAACTCACTCCACGGATACAGAATCTTTAGCGCTTTCTTCACGTCGTCTGATCTTGATTACATTAACCCGCATCTGTGGGCCTTTGGTTTTGGACAACAGATCTTTCTTGGAATACTGAACCTCGTAGATTTTCTCCATCTGTTTCTTAAAGTCGGCGTACCCAAAGCTCATGGACGCGCAGTAAGTTTTAAGGAGCTGCTCCTCGATGTAGTAATCAATCATGCCGGGAGTCATGTACCGTTCAACCCGACCCATCACCTCGCTGCGTGTAATAGATTCATCAATCTCCCGATTCTCGCCAAGCGTGGTGGATAACGCCCCTTCCAGAGAACGAACGACAACAAATTTACCGTAGTACTCACGTGTGTAAGAGTTAAGAATATCCTCGGCGGTACGGTAGCTGTGTTTGATTTCTTTTCGGGCGTGATTGACCAGACCCAGCAGAAACTTTTTAACTCCGGTCAACGGGATGTCGATTATCTTGGCGTGCTTACTGCCTATCAAAGTGCAGGCGGCAACGATTGCAGCACAACCAGCCCTCCAGAACCGTTCATCATCGGCAAAACTAAACTCTTGCTTGATGTCAACATAAACTTTACGAGTCAGGTTAACTGCCGTTTCTCTATTGTCCACCAACCACTGCGCCCACTGGGGGCCAGCCACGGCAAAGTTACTGTCGATGAGCTCGATGAGCTCGTACTCACCCGACCCCCACACAATCTTCTCAGGCGGGGTGTACTCCAGCACCCGACGAATCTCACCCTCGGACGAATGTTTACGAGCACCGGTCAGGAAGTCCAGCACATGGGTGTTGGATGAGAGCAGCGCCATCGAGTTCCACTCTGTCTGATTAAGGCGCTCTTTGTTAGCACCGGCCTCCATACGATCTTTACCAATACCCTCGCTGACATCAAACAGGAAGGCAGGGAACCATTCAAAATCTTTACGGTTCTTGTCGGTAATCTCATCGCAGATAAGCGGCAGACTTTTTAACATACCGAAGCGCTGGAGCATGGCAACATGCGAGGTCCCCTTACTAACTCGATACTTGGTGGGGTCACCCCAAACAGATGCCGCCATAGCTAGAGCCAGCGTTTTACCCGTACCCGAATCGGTAGAACCCACGTGGAATGTCATACCTCTGAACGATTTACCCGTGAACCCCATTAACGGGGAGGCAAAACTAATACTCATCAAACTCAGTATGTCGTACATCTGCCTGTGAATAAGAACGTTGATCGCCCTGCGCCAGTTATCTAGCGTGCCAACAGATTGCGTGTTGCGATTCAAGTTAGCCAAGTTTGGCATGGGCAAGTCACGCGGCGGTATGCCGGGGGTGAATATTTTCTCTGCGACCACAAACGACTGGTCGTCCTGCCAACCATAACTGGGCGGCACCCGCACCGCAGACTTAGAAACAGACGCTTCCTCAACACACCCTCGGACATAATCAAACAGATACTTGTCGTTGCCCGCGCCGTACGAAGCCACGATGTTTTGGCTGGCAAGATTCTTAACGGTGTCGTCCTTACTGACCACCGCCCGCTGCGGAATAACAACTGGGGTCATACCTTCTGGACGCATGGCTAGCATGTGGACTTGGTGTTCGCCCTCGATATTTAAAATGTCCAGAACAAACAAGTCGTACGGCAGGATCATGACCTGCGCAGTGAACTCTTTACCGTCAGCATCTGTGTCTTTCTTCTCCCTGAAGATGCCGCCTTTATCCCCATAGCTAAACCCTCTTGGCGGGGTGGGACGCATAACTTTCGCAGGCTGGACAACAGGTTTACTTGCCGGTACGACTTCAATTTCTTTAGGCTCGATTGTGGTTGCAACCTGTCTGCCCAGCGCCAACGGGTTGGTTATCTTGTTCTTGTGGGGGCAGGAGTTGCAGACACCGGGGTTTTCGCTATCGAATTTTGTGCATGGATAGGGGCCCTTGATCTCCCGCAGTTTTAAGTTCATGCGGTCTTCGTCGTACGGGTGCAGTTCAGTTAGGTATTTATTGAACTCATCAGCGTCACTACACTTCTGCGAAAGCGACAACATACCCCTCCACAAGGGCTCCATGCCGTCCTGCTGTGCGTTCTCTACGTAGTATTTAAGCTGGTTACAGCCGTGTCCAGCCAGCGACTTATCTAAAATAGTCTTGAATACGGTCTGTGTATTTTCAAAAAGTTTTAAACTGCTGGTCGAAGCAAGGAGTGTGGGTCGCTTGCCGGGGAGTGCAAGCTCTGGTTCGGACTGCTCATTCAACAGTCCTAAGATGTGGGCCTTCAAGGATTCAGGAGAAAATACTACCCCCTCCACAAGAAGCCGTACACGGCGTGGCCTATCCGTCTTAAAGTTTAGCGTATTTGGTACGCGTAGTACACGAGCAACATCAGCGGTCACGCTGAAGTCGATCTTCAAGCCCTCCTTGCGGGCTAACTTCTTAAACCCTTCGGCTATCGGTTTCCACTCTTCGACAGAAAGCTCTTTATCAAACCCCCAATAAACATGCAGACCGCCACCGGAGGACACAATCCATGGCTGCCCAAACTGCGCAAGACCTGTCTTCTGTATAAAGTCATCGAATGCCTCTGCTGCTTCTTGCCTACTGGTGTAAGCGCCTGCTTTACCAATATCTATATCTACGAACAGCGATCTAAGCGCCTGTGCGTTGCCAGCTTTACGCTCGCCTTTTTCCTTGAAACTCGCTAGTGCAAAGTACGCATCGAGTCCGGCATCGCAGAGCCTGTCTGCAACCGGGCAAATCTCATCGATTCGGTCAACAAAAACGTGTTCTTTCTTCGGGCTACTGAGTTCAGCTACACAATAAACACCCGAAGATGGAAGCACAGCCGCTAAAAAATTCAGCGGATCCATGTACACCCCTTAATTTTCGGTTGTTATTTCAGGTCGAGAAGTTTTTCGAAACGCTTGAGAAGTTCCTGTTGATAGGCCAAAGGCAGCCCATTCTTAGGATCCATAAGCTGATACGCATAACTGAAAAGCTCTTCGTCCGTTAAAACTGTAGGTTGAATTTCTGGCATATGGCTCTCCATGCATCGTCTGATTGGGTAACGGACTTCAAGATTTCAATAAGGTCTTCTACGCGTTGCTTGTATGCGTTGGCTACTTCACCACCAGTGAACCAGTTGTACACCGTCTGGCGTGTCGCACCCGTAGCTTTTGCTACACGAAGAACTGAAATATCACGAAGCATCGCCAGCTGACCTAGCTTTTTGCCGAGGCAGTCGGGCGCGTTTGCAATTGCGTCTTTTGTTTTTTCTGAATATGGCATAGGTGTAGGGGTGGGGTACTCACGGGCATATGAAAAAACCGGATCTCACACCAGTTAAACCGCTTTCCCCCTAAAAAGGTTACTCGTCGTCTGCGTCCCAGTTGGCGACCACATTCGCCAGATTACCACGCTTGGGCACGGCCTCTTTTTCTGCCTTGTCTTTGCGTACGGTAGGCTCTTCGGAATGATCGTCATCGTCCTCGACCGGGGCGGCCTTGGCTTTCTTGGGTGCTGGTGCACTCGGTTCCGCCACTTTATCGGACACAGCCACGCTCATTGTAATAGCCTTGATGGCGGTGTCGGATTTACCTGCATCCGTAACTGCCTGAAATTCATCATCGTCCAGCCAGCGCATGGCTTTAAAGAACAGGCGGGGTACAGCTGCCTTAGTGTCAAACTTTAGACGGGTTACAACCATCTCGGGGTTGATGTTTTGCGCAGCCAACCAGCGAGCGTACGCCTGAAGTGGGCGGTTCTCGCCTTCTTCTTTACCAAAGATTGACGTGGCGGGCAGGGTAATCTGCAGCACATCGCCCTCAATATCGTTGGCTAGAACAACTGCCAGCCGCTGAGAGAAACGGCAAGCACGGGACTCGCCCTCACCCGAACCCCGAATATTCTGGGGGCAGGTTGCGCAACGATCAGACTGGGGGTTCTTCGCCTCAGCCGAGGGCTTCTCGCCATCAGCAGACCAGCAATCGGGGGCGGCGGTCTCGCCCTCTACATACTTGCCGGAATAAAAAGTCCGCGCCACATTCGGGGCGGCGTTAACAATAACCACATCAAGAAAACGGTCTTCGATTGAGGCAATCTCTTTACCGCCAGACACCAGACGAAACACCCCACCCTTGATGGAGATACGCTTGGTGTTATCGGTGCCGCTACCAACGAGGGCTTTGGCAATACTGGACAACGCGCCAGCTTTCTTGGCGAAGGCGGGAGCTTTCCCGGGGTTAAACGCGACTACGTTAGACATAAAGTACTCCTTATCGAGTGGGTTTGCGTACGCTAATTGCATACTCCGTATCGGAGTTCAACCCCGGCGGTACGATACCGGGGTTTTCTTCAAGAAACTTTGCCATGTTGGACTGCGCAATCCTCTTCTCCAACAAGTCAATCGCATCATGCTCAACCATAAACAGCTTGAACTCCTCCCAATCTGAGGTGCTGTAGCGTGTCTTCTTGCTGAGCATCACAGTGCCGGCATCGGTTCGCATGGTAGTACTACCCATAGCCAGCATCTGATCTTTCATAGCCGAGACCAGCTCGTTCTGCTGGGCCTTCAGCTCTTCAACCTGTGTTTCATACTCCTGCGTGAGCTCCTGTATCCGCGCCCGGATCTTTATGTAAATCTTGGCAAGCTTGTCCATCGGAACAATGTCAGTCATAGTGACCTCCTTCTTTGTT